CGCGCTTGTGTTCGCGTACACCCAGCAGGACATTCCACTGGCTCGTCTAAACCGTGACGACTACTGGAACCTGCCGAACAAGCAATTTGAAAGCGACCGCTCCTTGCAGTACTGGTTCGACCGTCAGATCAACCCGCAGATGTATTTGTGGCCGATCCCGAACAATGACTTCCAAATGTTCCAGCTCTTAATTGAGAAGCAGATCGAGGACGTTGGAGATCTGTCGAACGAGCTCTACATTCCGAACCGTTGGATCGCCGCGGTGCAAAAGCTATTGTCGCACCAGATGTCGTTGCAGCTACCCGGCATTGACATCACTCGTATTCAGTACCTCGACGGCCAGGCTAACTACTGGCTCTCACAGGCTGAGGCAGAGGAGCGCGACAAGTCGCCGATCATGCTAACGCCCAACGTATCATACTACACGAGGTAATCATGCCAGCAGCAGTGTTGACATATGACACATTAGTCCAAGACATCATCCGCTACTCAGAGCGGGACGATCAGTCATTCGTGGAGCAGATCCCGCGGATGATCATGCTCGCCGAGCAAGAGATCGCAGCACAGGTAAAGGCGCTCTGGGAGTTGGTGGTCGTGGAGACCACTCTGCTCTCAGGCTCGCAGGGCGCGACCCTGGAGAAGCCAGCGCGTTGGAGGAAGACCGTCTCGATGAAGATCAGCGGCCAGCCCGTTCTCTTGCGCGGCCAGGACTATGTCGCGCAAGCGCAGAACGAACTCCCCAGCGCACAACCAAAGTACTACTCGGACTACGACTACAACCACTGGGCGTTCGCCCCGGTGCCGGACGACGAGTACGAGGTGGAGATCGTCTACTACAACCGGGTGCAACCACTCGCAGATGACAACCAAGAGAACCTGATCACACGAGAGGCGCCGCAGGCGCTCTTGTTTGGTTCACTGCTACAGGCGCAGCCTTACCTGAAGAGCCCGGACAAGCTACAGATCTGGACGCAGCTCTACAACAACTCAATGAGCGCGCTAACAAAAGAAGACGCAACCCGCAGGGTTGACAGGAACACATCCGTTCAGGAGCCATAAGAATGACCACATTCACATCGCCCTTCACCGGGACCGTAGTTCAACCCACCGACGTAAGCTACACCGCGCTAGCGATTGAGTCTAACGTCACACTATCCTGGTCCCCTTACACCGTGCCAGGGGATGGCACCGTCGCAGCCGCGAGGATCATGGACTGCACACCTGACGACGCCGGTTGGGTTGTCACGCTGCCACCAGGCAACCAAGGATCAACCGGGACGGACATTCTCTTCCGTAACATGGGAGCGGATAGCTTTTTCGTTGAGGACATCGACGGCTTTCAGGCCATTGAGATCTTGGCGGGTGAGTCACGCTACGTGTACCTCTCGGACAACTCGACCGAGGCTGGAACCTACGAGAACGTAACCTTCGGCGCGGGGACATCCGCCGCCGACGCAGCGACACTGGTGGGCAACGGACTGGTTGACATCCTCGGTCGCCTGGCTACCGGGTCGCAGGTGGTGGAGACCTCTATTAACACAACGCTTACCGAGAACAACCGATCAGCGACGTACGTGTGGAACGGTGGCGCTGGCACGATCACGCTGCCGAGCACAGCAACGGCGAACACCGGATGGTTCGTTAACATTCGCAACAGCGGCACGGGGTCTGTGGTTATAACACCCCCCGCGACAAAGACAATCAATGGCCTCTCAAGCCTGAACATGCTCCCGTCAGACTCCGCGGTAATCATCATGGACTTCTCCACGGGCAACTTCTTCACGGTTGGTCTGCCACGCCAGGTTGACGTGTCATTCACCGCGGCGACGTACGACGTGGACAGCATCGTGGGCAACACCCTGGATCTGACAACGTACGCCCCAACAATCCAAACATACATCGCGCTATCGGGCACACGAACCGTAGACCTTGACGTTGTTCTGCCAGCTATCACGCAGATGTACATCATCAGCAACCAGACCGGTCAATCCTCTTACGATGTAAACATTGAGGTTACAGGAACCGCGCTGCCGCCGATTCAGATCGCCAACGGATCCTCCGCTATTATTTTAACGAGCGGCGCGAACGCGTTCTTGCTAACACAGGCCTGGATCTACATCTACTACGCGGTGAACGGAACAACAGCGGCTCCGTCCTTCTCATTCTCGAACGACATTAACACCGGAATGTACCTTAAGGCTACGAGCAGACCCGCGATATCCGCGGGTAGCACGGACATGATGATCATAGACAACACTAACGCACTGGCGCCAAAGACAACGTTCACGGGCGAGGTTAAGGCCGGCCTTATCAGCGGCGGTACGTTCTAATGGCGGACGAGAACCTCTCGGTTGTTTACACGCTGGGGCTAGCCCCCGGCATCAAACGAGACGGGACCGTGTTCGAGTCCCGAGAGTGCACCGACGGATTGTGGAACCGGTTTCAGCGTGGCACGCCCCGCAAGATCGGCGGCTACTCGCGCATGTTCTTGGACAAGTTTGGCATCGCCCGTGGCATCATAGCAAACGCGTACAACGGTCAGAACTTTATATTCACCGGCACCGAGGAGACGATCGACGCGTTCACGACAAGCCTCTCATTCGCGGCGGGCACAGGCCCCAGCAAGGCCGTGATAAATGTCGGCTACGCCGAAACCGCGGTGACGAGTAACACCAGCTCAACCTTTGTTGTGGCGGGCGACCTTACGACAAAGTTTCCGGCCAACACAAAGGTCGTGTTCAGCCAGACACCCGGCGCCACTCAATATACCGTGTCTGGTTCTGTGTTCTCGGCGGGTAATACTACTGTTACCGTGACGCCGACCAGCATCCCCGCGTCTCAAACGGAGGTGTGGATCGCGAACGTAGAGTTCGACCCGAACCCCGCGAACCTGTGGCAGTTTGACATGCAGTACGACTCCCAGGGTGGGAGCATGAAGGTGATCGCTCACCCGGGCCAAAACCTTAACAACATCGTAGAGGACAACCCGACGCAGGTCCTCGTCGGGGACATACTACCCACTGGCGCAACGTGGAATTTTTACGGGCTCGCGGACACCGCGGGCAACAACCCAACATTTGCGCCGGTCACATGTGACGGCGGCGTTGTTATGCTCTACCCGTTCCTGTTCATATACGGGTCGGATGGCCTGATCGCAAACAATCACGTAGACGCGATATTCGCGAATCAGAGCTTGAACAACTGGAACGGGCCACTCGCCAACCGCGTGAACATGGCCGCGGGTAAGATCGTGAAGGGGATGCCGGTTCGTGGTGGTACCAACTCACCCTCTGGATTGTTCTGGGCTACGGACAGCTTGATACGTGTCTCGTTCACCGGAGACGTGAACCAATACTGGAAGTATGACATCATTTCTAGCCAGATCTCAATCATGTCATCCAACGCAGTCGTTGAGATGGACGGGGTTTACTTTTGGATGGGCGTTGACCGTTTCTACATGTACAACGGCTCCGTTCAGGTGTTGCCAAACGATAAGAACCTAAACTGGGTGTACGACAACCTGAACTTCGCGCAGCGCCAAAAGGTCTGGGCGACCAAGGTTCCCCGCTTTAATGAGATCTGGTTCTTTTATCCACGCGGCACATCCACGGAGTGCAACGACGCCATCATCTACAACGTCAAGGACAAGATCTGGTACGACGCCGGATCCGCTAACGGCGCGTACAGGAGCTGCGGTTACACGACCGAGGTTTTCCCAACGCCTATATGGTGCGGCTGGGAGTACGACTTCACCGTGGGCCAGCCCGACGTTACGATCGCCACACCCGCGGGCGAGCCTGCCCCGACGTCGTCACAGTTCTACCTGGACGGCGACCAGACACCGAAGTACTCGCCAAACAAGACCATACAGTTCACAAACCTACCATCGGGCACCTCGTACCTTATCAGCACCGTGGTGTACGACCCCGCGTCAAACTCAACGCTTGTGACGGTCACCGAGGTCATTAGCCCGTACCCTAGCGTTGGGGACTCGGTATTCCCGACGACTAGCGGCTACGCGATGTGGCAGCACGAGATCGGAACGGACAGGGTTGAGCCGACAGGCCAGACCGCGATACCGGCGTACTTCACAACGTGCGACATCAGCTGGGTGGGTGGCAACCCCGCCCAAGACGAGCTCAAGGGCATCAACCGACGACTGCACCTCAGACGTGTTGAGCCAGACTTTGTTCAGAGCGGTGAGATGACCCTAGAGGTTCTAGGCAAGCCATTCGCCCAATCGACGGGGGTTAACTCCCCCGTGTTCACGTTCACCTCGGACACTGGCAAGGTAGACCTGCGAATTGAGAACCGGGAGACCAGGCTCAAGTTCGGAACCAACGTAGCCGGCGGATCCTACCAGATGGGCCGGGTGCTTATCACCGCCGAGCTGGGCGACGAGAGGCCCTAGTGCCCTCCATAACGCAGAGCATACCCTTTATCGCCGAGGAGGCGACCTGGGAGGGCTGGAACGGTAACCTGCTCCACTACTTCGGCCAAGAGCCCCTGCCAAGGGTGGACGAGGAGAACTGGAGGGACGTGGCTAGCGCGATGATCTTACTACCCACGTTTAACTCGTTCGGCATACCGGGGCCTGAGGGGTTTCAAGACTGGCGGGATTGGGTTCGAGTGGTCGTGGTTATGGTTAACGGGCCAACTAACTAGGGTAAAAAACACCCCATTTTTGCATAAGTGGATTTAGAATGGACACGAGCACCGTAAACTCAAAGCACCAGCTGCTTGACAACGACGAGATCATCGGGATCGCGGCGATAAACACGGGCGGAGAGTACAGCGCGGAGCAGGTCAAGGCGTCCCTGGTGGCGGAGTCTCACAACGAATCCCTGCCCGCGACTCTTATCCGAAACGGCAACACCATATTCGTGCTCTACCGGGACAAGTCCCAACCATACTACGGGTTCTTCCGCGCGCTGAACGCGGACTCCCCCGACAACTACGTCAACAACAGCCTCATGTTCTTGACCGCCGCGAAGTCGATGGGGTTCACGCTGCTAGTCACGGAGTTTGACGACCCCACGCTTCTCAACCTGTTCAAGATCATTGGTAGGAACCCTCCCGGACCCAACATGGGGTACCGCGCGTACGAGATGGACGATGGCTCGTATCAGGTCATTATCGACATGGGCATACACAACAAGAGACGCTTGAAGTCCCACACCAAGAAAAGAAAGAAACGATGAGCGGCGTCGTAAAGAGCGCAGTTAAAGTTGTTAAGCGAACCGTTGCGGGAGTTGGCAACGTCATCAGCAGCGCCGTGAAGGGCGTTGGTAAGGTGTTGTCCACCGTTGGCAAGGCGGTGGAGGGCACGGTCAAGCAAGCTCTCAAGGATCCGCTTGGGACTATAGCGCAGATAGCGGCGGTGGCAACCGGGCAGGTGTGGTTGCTGCCGGTTATATCCGCGGGTCAGACGATCGCCGCGGGTGGAAGTTTAGGAGACGCTCTTAAGGCTGCGGCGATATCGTACGCCGCGGGTAAGCTTGGGTCATTCGCCGGTGAGTACGCGGGCGGGTTGTTTGAGGGAACCACCTCCAAGCTAGCCAGCTCATTAGCACAGGGCGCGGTGACCGGAGCGTCATCCGCCGCGCTAAGCGGTCGTGACATCATGCAAGGTTTGACATCTGGCCTGGCAAGTGGCGCGGCAGGGTTTGTTGCGAATCAGTACGTCACTCCTTACCTATCAAAGAACCTGGCGGAGATCGCTGGCATAACCGGCGAGACCAACAAGTTTGTAACCGGTATGACATCCGCGGCGACAAAGGGCGCGCTCGCGGCAGAGCTACAAGGTCGAGACGCTGCAGCGGGAGCCATGTCCGCGATGACCGGGTACGGGATGAAATACGGCCAAGATTACGTGGCCGATGCCGCGGGAAATATGTTCGACGCGTTTGGCAGGCAGTTCAACGCGTCGAACGCGGACTCCGTTCTGAAGCTAACAGATCAGAACCATATAAACGATTACGGGGCTACGTTAGCCGCGAAGGGTTTAGAAGAAAACAAGCACTACATAATCGACGATGAGGGTCGTGTGTGGGGCACTAAACCAGTATACTCAAAACGCACAGGCGCAATTCTTGGTTACGAACAAAGTAATGACCAATTTAACCCGGCGCTCTTGGGTAAGGATGTTGAGTTTGAAAAAAAAGTAGCTGACTCTTTTTGGAAAAAAGAGCTTGCCCCGCTTGATTATGACGGAAAACCATATCAAACAAGCGATTTTAACCGTATCTCAGGCTCTGCTGTTGATAATTTTAAGCATCTTATGTCGCTTGGGTTTTCGGAACGGGATCCTAATGGGTGGACTTTTAATAAGGTGCAGGGGTCTGAGTTTGTGTACGGGGACGATTACACCATAACCACTACCGGCGTGGTTATAGACAAGTATGGGAACGTACTACCCTCAAACGCTTACGACGCGCAAAGACAACTTTTGGCTAATCAAACAGCCATGGGCGACGACCCAGGTTTGCTGTACACGGAACAAGAAAGGGGCGCGCTTCACAACCAAGCACAAGAGGCTGTTAGAGATTACACCGAAGCCGCCCAAGAGTACGAAGACTTGCAGCGCACGACTTTGGAGAAGTACAATCAGCGCCTTGAAGAATGGAACGAACTAGGTACCCCCGGAACGTTTGAGGATTTTTATAATATCGGTAAGGAGGGCCACCTAAACAAGTTAGAGGAGCTTGAGCTTGAACGGCAACGGGTGGAACAACAGCGCCAAGATGAGCTGGCCGCGCTTGAGCTTGAACGGCAGCAGGAGCTGGACGCGCAGCGCAGGCTGGCGTTAGAACAAGAAATAGACAACCTGCAATCTCAGAGGGACCTAGAGCTGGCTGAGATACAGGAGCTGCAAGATTTTTACGAGCGGGAGATAGAGAAGACCCCGAGTAGAGAGGATCAGATACAGGAGTACCTTGATGACATTGAGAATTGGAAGGATAACTCAAAAGATCTGAGCCTTTCGGAGTACCGTGACGCCAAGGAAGTGTTCTCCGATCCGGACGCGTTTGATGATTTGCTAGACACGTACACAAAGATCTCGCCCGATGAGAGCCTAGACGATTTCTTGGGCCGTTACGATGACTACAAAGAAGAGCAATCGCCGGAAGAGTTTGAGGAGTGGCTAGACGAGCAGTACTGGAAAGAAAATCCGGAGGGGTTTGACAACATCGAAGACTACAAGGCGTGGAAGGAGACAGATCTTCCCGCGGAAGAGTTTAGAGAGATGAACGATGAGTTTAAGCAGTACATCTCTACAGTCAACCCCTTCGCGCCGCCACAAACAGGATTCGCGACAGTCAAGTACAACCCGGCAACCGGCCAGTATGAGACAGAGAAACTGCCAACGACTCCGGAGGAGCTCCGAGAGTACCGTGACAACAAGATCACGGAGGCTTACACCAGGGACGCGTCTGGGGCCTTGTACCGCGACGACTTGGATGAGTGGAGATCTCAGGGTAGCCCCGGAGACTTTGGTGTGTGGCGCATTGACAAGTACGATGGGTACGCGCCAACTGGTGAAGCCCTGCTACAGCAACGCTACGAAGACTCTGGCACCAATCTGAGCTACGAGGATTGGCTAGATCAGAGCAAGCAAGAATTTGAAGACAATTACATCGCGCAAGAAAAAGAATTTGCCAGGCAACGTCAACAGCATCGCATAAACAACGAAGAGTATAATAATTTAGTTGAATCTGGGGATATGCCGACGGGAATTACCTTGTCTGATTATGAATTAGGAAAAGAAGAGTGGAAGTCATCCGGATCTGATTTACCCGTAGGTGAGTGGATTGCGGACAAGCAGGAGTGGGAGGCCTCAGGGTCTGAGCTACCCCTTGAGGATTGGCAGGCTGAGAAGTACGCGCCGCCAGAGCCAGAGCCGGAGGATCCGTTCACCGTTGAGATCCCCGAGACTGAGCTCGCCGCGCCAGAGGGGGGTGAGATTGACTTCCGCACGGGCATCACCTGGAACCAGAACGAGGACGGCGAGTGGATCGGCTTTGACGCCGACGGCAACGTATACGGCGAGGGTGGGGAGCAGATCTACTCAGCGCCGGAGGATGTTGAGGGAGAGGTTGACCCGCTCACTGGCATCACCTGGTACCCGAGCGCCGACGGATCCAAGATCGGCGTAGACGAGGACGGGAACTACTACAACGAAGACGGCAGCATATTCTGGCAGCCCGACTACTCCGCCGAGTTTGAGATGGGCGACGGGTTCACCCCGGACACCGAGGGTTACACGGAGTTTGACCCTACAGAGTTTGAGCCGGTGGTTGAGCCGGGCCAGACACCAACCGACATATTCGGGCAGATCAAGGATGTTCTTGGAGGATCATTCGGTCAGGGGTTGTACAAGGAGCTCCAAAGACGTCTCAGCCAGCCACAACAAGAGCAAATTTATGGCTCCGGACGCTCGTACCCGCGCACACCAACCGGCATCTACCAGCGCTCCGCTCAGCCAACGCTCGGCTCCGGTTTTGACTGGGGTGACCTAAAAGCAGGAGAGCAGCCTAAGTTTTCGGAAACTCGCGACGACGCGTTCCAGGCCGAGAAGCCGGAGGTTGTCTCCTCGGAGCTGTTTGACCCGCTCAAGGACAAGACCTGGGCGCCGATGAGCCGTATCGAAGGCCTCGGGTTCGCGGGTAAGTTTATCAACCAAGAGCCGATCTCGATGTCCACCTTCGACCAAAAATCGAAGCCAATACAAACCCAGCAGGTAGA